CACCAATCCGAAACTGAAAATGAAGATTACCAGTTGTTGAGTTACTACTCAACGGGCAGAAGAACTGTACAACTCCGCCATGTGTTAAACCACCACTACCTTCTGATCTTTCATAAGCAGCTGATAAAGTTGGTGCAGCATTATTTTGAAGAGCACCATCCCTCACTTCAAGAAGACCATGTTTTTCATTACCCCACGTACTAGCGTGACCTGGCCATAAAAACTGAAATAAACCTGTAGTAGCTGTTTTAGGAACACCAGTCGGGTTTGTATATGTTAGCCAGTTACATGCTGAACCAGCTCCACTATGAGTAGAAATCGTTACAGGTGATGAAAGAAATTTTAAAGTACCATCAGCAATCGCTACAGAGTCTGTAGTAGCGGATAATTGACCACCAGCTGTAACAACAACATTTCTGTTACCAGTTCCTTTAAGACCAACTACAAACGCACTACCACCAGTTACACTGGTTGTTGATACTGTACCACTAAAAGTTACATCACCTGAAACATCACCACCTGAGATATAATCACCTGTAATATCGTCATTTTGGACATCTATATTACCAAAGGGTATACCGGAGTTAATTGATACCCAGCTAGATCCTGCGCTAGCATCTGATCCAGTTAATAACATACAAACTGTAGCACTTGCATGAAGAATGTTGCGAGTTGTTACACCATCAGCGGCTTTATATGCAGAGGCAGGAAATACGGCTAAATCACCAGGCATAGCATAGCCACCTGGACCACCGTCATATGCAGAAGCCTGTACTAGCTTACTATGAAATTGATGACCTTTTGAACCACCACTAACATGAGTAGTAGTTCCTACTGATCTACCACCTGCCGTTGAACCGTCACCAATTACTATTCTATAGGCATCTGTAGAATATCCGAGTTCACCGGCGCACAACGTGGTAAGCTTTCTATCTGTATCAGTACCGCGTCGTAAAAATAATCTAGCCTTCTTAACCTCTGCCATATAAAATATTTAATATCTAGATGTGATTAATACAAGCCTTATTAAATAATTATAATGAACAAAAATGAGACCTATTATGCGTTAGCTACACAACAAGGTAGCTCTGTTAAACTCGAAATTAGAGAAACAGTAAAAGGTAATGTAGTTAAAACTTATAGATACCCGGGAACTCTAGAAGGACAGCCTGTTATTTCTGGAGATACGGTAAACTTTACAGTAGCAATAGGTTCTTATAGGAAAATGATAATCCAAAACATAAAAACCGGGAAGAAAGTAGAACGTCGAATTCAATAGCATAAATACTTATGTTATGAATGATTTATTTAATTACTTAACAAAACCACGGGTAGCAAGATCATACAGTCCTATGTTTGATCTTTTTAATACACTAGAGCAATCATTTACTGGACCATTTGAATCATTTTCAAATGATAATATCCGGTTTAATGAAACTAAAGAAGGGTCAAATGTTGAAATTGATCTTCCGGGTGTAAAGAAAGAAAACCTTAAAGTCACTTACAATGATGATACGGATGTAGCTTATGTTGAAGCAAAACGAACCATTACTACAAAAACTGGTTCTAAAGAAGAAACATATAACCGATCATTTAAAATTGATGGGAGTGATTTTAATGTTGAAGAACTAAAAGCAGAAATCACTGACGGTGTTTTGCGTATTAATGTTCCTAGAGCTGAGCGTAAAGAACAAAAAGTAATTAACGTCGAAGTGGCTTAAACCCTTCTATCTAAAATAGTTACAGGTAGCGAAATATTAAAGTGTTTCGCTACCTTTCTTTTCATGTGATATAGGCTGAGCTTGTGCTCGAATATGACTATTACATTCTTCACCAACACCACGAACACCGTCTTTTTCTTTATATAACTTGAGAGGTAAATTCTTAAACGGATGAGTATGTGGATATAATTCTACTTTGTCATCAGTACTGTTTTTAGTTAAAGTTAACTTTATTTTTCCATGACCTACATTTTTACTAGATCTATTATGCTTCGTTAAATCAAAATCCGCCCATAACGTTAACCCTTCTAATAATTTACCAAACACTACTACTGGTTCTGTTTCCTGTATTTCAACAGGTGCAGAAATATGATGAACACTTAGTTCACCTTCGACATGAGCGCCTCCTTGAACGATAAGGTTTTGAGTAACACCTAAGTTACTGTCTACTAATACTTGTCTACTATGCTTATTGCGTAGAGTTAGCATTTCAGCAGCAATATCAACCCTCTTAGACGACATATTAATTTCATACTCAGAACTTATATTAACTTGCTGACCAGCAATATTTGTTATCGTACCTCCAATATCAACTCCACCCGTAGTCTTAATACTAACGCCTCCACTACCAACTAAAACATTCCATTTATTTCCAATATTTTGTGTATAATCTCCTCCCGGGAAATCATCTTGATGAACATATTCCAATAAAGCTGATTCTTTCTTTGTAGTAGCAACACCTTTTGTAAACACATTTACTTCATAATTTTCTATCTTACCAACTTCGTCTATACGTACTGACGGAAAGTCGTTAGGTTGTAGACCAATATTTTCTATTTTATGCTTTGTGATGTTTACAATCTCACTGCCACCAAGACCTAATTTCTTCTCAATATTAATTATTTTCTGAATCTTTGCTTGTAAATTATCTATCACAACCTTCTCTTTATCAAACGCAACATCCCAATTACCATCTTTACTAGAAGGACTCTGGCCCGTACCTCCGCACACCGGGCAAACCTTTTTACCTAAAAACTGTTTTGGACTAGACGGGTCAATTAAATCGCTAAGAGTATCAGCGTACTTTGAATCAACTTCTGCAGCATGATCAAATGAAGAATTACCGCTATCATATGCAAAATTTTGCGTTACTGATTTAAATGTATATATATTGTCCCATATCTGATCTTTGTGAAAAACATCACTACAAAGCGGACATTGTGCTGGTGTACCAAGTTTTCGCTGAAGTCCTGAAGTCTTTTTTATAAAATCATTAGGATCGTTTACTGGCTCAGTTCTTTGAAGCTCAAATAATTGCTTACCATCGGCAATATCTTCCATAAGATCTCGCCATTCTTTTTGATATTCCCTATTTAAATTACCAATTTTCTTATAATAATCTCCGTTAATAATCTGATCGTAGTCTCTACCAACATAGTCATTTTTAGTTCCATTAATAGTAAAAAACTCATCACCTAAAACTAATTTTTGATTATTCTTTGTTGCAAATTCTATATTAACATCGTTATTAAATTCTTTAAATGAACCAGAATAATGAGTCAATTTTAAAGCTTCTTTAGTGTCAGTACTAACTATTTCTATAGTACCACCTTTTTGATTAATAACATACTTATTTCTATAAATGTCTGTATTATGATTATATTCAGTACTTATATTTTCATACGAACCGGGATAATCTAAATCAGAATTATATATTGACTTCCATTCGGCGGAGCCATACGTTGTCGCAAAATAAATCGGGTTATTTGGATCCCCTTCCGCAAAAAACACCCACACATGAGCACCTACATTAGGTATACTAAAACTACCTTTTGCACTATTAGAATAAGAAGTTGGAACATAATTATATGAAAATCTATTTACATTATTAAATCTAACTTCATTTTTATCTGAAAATGCATCAGCAACTTTAAGGTCGTGATGCTCATATTTTCTAGACGGCTTTTCACCTATACCGTCTTGGTTTAAATTATACTCACTTTCAATAGACTCCTCCGCAGGAGTCGAACTATTAACGTTATTAGAATCCGATATTGTTGCTGTTTGAGTATATGCGTTATATCTTGCAGGAGCAACACTACCTGCTATCGGAGATGCACACTCTGCCCATGGAACTACTACTTTAAGCTCTTCTATAATATCTGTAATATCACTGTTAATATTTCTTCCGATAAATTTAAATGCTTTATCATTATTATTCTCGTCCCAGTTTTTATAAATTGTAGGTGAGACAGGAGGTACCCATACTTTTATTCTACCTCCTTTATCGGGATCATTGTTTTGTATAACTAGTCCTATATAATTACCGAAATATTTCTCAGTGTCGTTTAATCCTGCATTTGCATTTACATGTATACTACTCATTTTGTTTATTTTAATATCCGGGTGTTGGTGGGTTTGGTAGCACTCTATTACCTTCCGGTAATATTTTCATTCTTAATCCTGCAGCTGTTTCAACAGGTTCATCGGCCTGACGTTTTGATAATTGCATTAATCTAGCACCTCCTTTAAAACGGTGCCTAGACTTCACAATTGAACTAACAGTATTATTACTTACTTTTTGATCTTTTTGTATACTTGTATTAAGAGTACCTACAATTTGATCACTTTTATTCATAATATCTTGTTGTTTTTTATCAGGATTATTTCGCCATTGTACTATTGTTGTCTCAGACACTTTATCTCTTGTTGACGACTCTCCTATACGTTTAGGAGCAGCAGGGTCTAATTCATCTATTTGATTTTTTCTTTCCGCATCTTCAAATTCCTGCTCTCTTTTTCTCTTCCCTTCTTCAAAAGCATCCATAAATTCCTTTACTTCTGCAGAAGAAGCAGGTGTTGCTTCCGGGCATATATCTCTAATCTGTCCATGTAAACGTTGTTTAAATAATGTTAATTGATGTATTTTAATTTTCTGATACATTAAACCACGAAGCTCTGCATCGATTTTCTGTTCTAATTGATTACGAAACTTCCCTAAAATACCATTTAATCTATCTTCAATATTTATCAAGAAATCTATAGTAGGAAATTTATTAAGTAAGTCTCTTACAGCTTTATTAATACAGCCAAGTACTGTCTTCATAAATGTTTGTTTAAGAGCGCTTATCTGTGACGTAATATTATCTAATACTGCACCACCTAAACTACCTAATAAATTATCTTGATCTAAACTAACTCCTGTAAATTTTTCTAAAGTACCCGTTATAGCTTCTTTAGGGGTTAGCTTTAATCCCTGTTTATATGCCACAGCTAGCTGTTTAACTTGTCTAGGTGTAATTGAAGCAATAATGCCTGTCTTTTTGTCTCCTGTTAATTGATCTGATATCTTAGTAGGATCTAAAATATCTGCAACAGCATCAACTTTTTTCTTAATTGCCTCTTTTATTATTTTTCCTGATATTAAAGTATTTTTAGCAATTTCTTTAAACGGTGGAATCGTTGGAATTGCGAATGCTTTTCTAAAAGCCGCTACAGCACCAGCCGCAGTACTTGTAAGAGCCTTTTTAACAGATCCTGGCATATTATAATTATTTATACTTGATCTTTGTAGTAGATATGATATAATACATGTATGACGATTAAGGTGTCTCATGAATCTCCTATTGCTCTACTGCCAGAGTCAATATTATACAACGATTATCAATATTGTTTAGTACATTTAATGGAAGAAGAACCAGAATATAGAGACTGGTTTCTCGGAAAATATAGAGCCGTCAGACCAGATGGTGAAATTTTATTAGATAATTCTATTTTTGAACTTAAGGAAGCGTTTGATTCGGAAAAATATGCACAATGGTGCGAGAAAATAAAACCAAATTATTACATTGTACCAGATGTATTAGAATCAGCATACGGTACAATAGCAAACTTTAAAGCATTTACACAAGATTATAGTGGTCTTCCGGGAGCAACTATCGGTGCAGTTCAAGGTAAAACATGGACGGATGTCGTTGATTGCTATAAGTTTATGTCAGAGAATGCAGATTATATTGCTATGAGTTTTGACTTTAGTATGTATAATGTAACGGGGTTTAATCGATTAATTGATAATGAAAAACTTATGCGACAAACTACAGGAAGACAAAACCTTGTAAAAAGACTTATTGATGAAGGATGGTGGGATTGGGATAAACCACATCACTTGTTAGGTGCTTCATTGGCTAGAGAGTTTAAGTGGTACGTGAATAATAACATTTATAATATTAGAAGTCTTGATACATCTAATCCAGTTGTAGCAGGATTATTAGGTTATCCATATCAAGGAGATTTTGGTCTAAGTCATAAACCTAGTCAATTACTAGCAGATCTGATTCAAGCTCAACCTGATGATGACGCAAAAGAACTTATTAGATACAACACAAAGATGTTTAAAAGTATTATTGGACGATGAAGTGGATTGCATTTTTTAGTCAAACTGGTTCTGAAATTGTTAATATATCTAAGACTATCAATAGATGGCCAGATCTTGTTGTAACTAATAAACAAAACGACGAAAGTACTAATATTGAGCTTGTTCGACGAGTAAACCAACAACTAATTAATATAGTTAGATTACCAAAATGGCCAAAGGAAATGGATTATCTTAGAGCAGCTGATGCTTTAAATTATTCTATTTTAAATGACGATTGGACAAACGATGTATTTGTAACTCTTCATGGGTATCTTAGAATATTACCTCCTGACTTTACTAGATCATCTAATATCTTTAATGGTCATCCAGGAGCTATTCATATCTATCCTGAACTTAAAGGTTTTAATCCACAGAAAAAAGCTTGGGAAGCGAACCATATTCGAGTCGGGTGTGTTATTCATAAAGTAACCCCCGAACTCGATAATGGTCCTATTATAGAAAAGTGTCTTATTAATAATGATTTTGATTCATACGAAGAACTAGAGAAAGCTCTTCACGTTGAATCTACAAAACTTTGGATAAATTTTTTAAATGAAAGATTACGATGAAATTAAAAAAACGGTAGAAGCAGATTACCCTCAAACATGCGCAATGTTGAAGAATTTGCTCGAAGAAGAATATAAATTGTTTATTCAAAAACAATACGATTACGGACCAGGTAACATTTCAGTTGGTCAAGACGTATCGAAACCAGAAGGACAAGTAGTCGCAAAAACAGGACTAGTGTTTCGGATTCATGATAAAGTACAAAGATTGATTAATCTTATCATTGTGAAACGTACTGACGAAGCTGCCAATGAACCAATTATCGATGCTTGGAAAGATTCAAGTTTATATTGCAAAATTGCTCAGATAGTCGATAATGGTACTTGGGGCAAATAATGTTAATATCTTTTACAGGAGCTCAATCTTCAGGTAAGACGACGTTACTCAATCATTGGACTGATTGCAGGAATCACTGGAAAGTAGTTCCGGAAGTTACTCGTAAGTTAAAAAGACAAGGGTTTGAGATAAACGACGATAGTAGTAACTACGTCGATACTCAAATCGCAATATTAGCTGATCATCTAAATAATATATTTTTATACTCTGATACAGAGCCAACCGGAATAGCTGTAGATACTATTTTGGATAGATGTATTATTGATGGCTTTATTTATACACGATACTTTCGACGAGAGGGTAAAGTAGATGAATTTGTAGATAAGATATTTACTTATATGCTGAAAAAGTATATTGAGAAATATGATTATATCTTTTATACTAGCCCATATGATGTAGCTCTAATTAATGACGGAGAAAGATCTATGAGCGAGAGCTTTCGCAATAAGATTATAAAATTATATGAAGAATTAATCTTAGATAAGTATCCGAATGTTTATGTACTTGAAGGGAGCGTTGAGAGTCGCTATAATAAGATGATAGAGATAATATATAATGAGTAAACTCGATAATAAAAACATAAGTAAGCACCTAGGTAAAACTAGCAAATATAAATCTCAATACGATCCGAGTCTTCTCGTAAGAGAGCCTAGATCCAGTAACCGCAAACATCTTGATATTAAAGAGAAAGATCTACCTTTTGTAGGATACGATGTATGGAACGGTTATGAAGTATCAGGACTATTAAATAACGGTGTTCCTATTAGTGCAGTTGCTAAAGTAGTATATCCATGTGATAGTAAATATATCGTCGAATCTAAATCTATGAAACTATATTGGAATAGTTTTAATATGACTAAGCTCGGAGATACAATAGAAGAAACAGTGAGCGCTATGGAGAAGATGGCTACTGAAGATCTTAGTACGTTATTACAAACAGAAGTTAAAGTTAAATTATTCTCTTGCGATACTGATTTAAAAGGAGTTTCTAATCCATTCTTAGAATCATATGATGCTACTCCAAATTCTTTAGCGATTGTATCAACTAAAAAATATGTAAGGTTGGAGCACTACTTGACAACTGGATGGCGGTCAAAGGAGAAGATTGAGATTACTAAGTATAATGAAGATCCTTCTATATTTGATACTAAATATACCTCTGTATCTCAGCCGAATAATCTAAATGTAATGTCTTCATTACTTAAAAGTAATTGCCGAGTTACGTCGCAACCTGATTGGGGAGATGTATTTATTCATATAGAAGGACAATGGTTGCCTGGTGTAAGAGAATTACTTGAATATATTATTTCGTTTAGAGACGAAAACCACTTCCATGAAGAAATATGTGAAACTATATATAAACGCTTGTATGATAGGTTCTCCCCGCGGGAATTAATGATTGCGTGTCTATACGCACGAAGAGGTGGATGGGATATTAATCCAGTTAGAGCTAATAAAATAGAATTAATCGATAATATTATGTGGGATGAAACCATTCCATGGATTAAGACTATTAGACAATAAAAAAAGGGCGCTCTTTCGAGCGCCCTTCGATAATAAACAATATTCGACTTACTGGAATACCGTAGATTGTGCTGCAGCAGCACCACTGTTGAACTGCAAGCCGAGACCAGCAACAAACACAACATGGTAGTAGTTAGCTGCACCAAAGAGGTGATCAACTACACCATAACGTGTTAACATACCGACCTTCGGATAGAAGCTATTCGGATCAACCGAACGCTGTACCATAACCGGAATATAAGGACAGTAAATGATACCAGTATCATAATACTCTGGCCCTTTATAACCAAGCAATGCATACTCAACCCTTGTGGAGGCGCCTGTATAACCTGTTCCCAAGTTATATGTAGCTTCGGTACGTGTATCGCGATAAACGTTAAAACGTCCACCAACGTTACCAACCTTAGCAACACCAACCGGTTGTGTGTTAACATTACCGTTAACGGTCATCCAAGAGAACTCAGGAAGCATCTCAAGAATGGCGCAAACACTAGGTGTTGCAACAACAAAGTTAGCAGCACCACGACGGTTGCGAACAGCCATCCTATTAGCCTCAACGATCAACTTCTGATAGAAGTCGCGATTTCTCTCACCCTGCCAGCGAGCATCAGCAGCTGATACCTTGTATGTGGAATAGCCAGTGTTATGACCACCACCGATAGCAGCTTGAACCATGCGAATAATCATCTCACGGTCGATTTCAGCTTGAATCTCATATGACATAGCATTTGTCAACTCAGCGTCAACATCAATACCATTCATATTCTTAAGATCCTGCTCGAGCTCAACTGACCAACGAGCGTTCAGCCTACGAGTACCAGCTTCAACAGCTGTCTTCTCGAAACTCAACTCGACGGTAGGAGCTGACTTAGCCTTATCAAGCTCGAAAGCAGACAAAGCAGCAGCAAAACCTTCGTCCTGTGAATCAAGACCAGCTGACAACCAGTGCGCTGTACCAATACCAGCAAGTGTACCAACTGACGCAGCAGCTTGAGTACCCGCTTGAACGGTCGAGCTACTTACACCAGTAAATGATGTACCTAAGTAGTTGTGACCCAACTCACCGTTAGGTGCGCCAGCAGAACCAGCAGCAGCTGTTCCTGCATTATTCACTGCATCAGTGACATCACCGATATGTGAAGCAGCACTTGTATCAGCAGCAGCTGTATTATCAATAGTATCAGCGCTGTACTTATAACGAAGAGCAAATGCGAGACCAACCGGACCACTCATCGGCTGAACACCAACGATCTCGTTAGTAATCAACTCAGGGAATGTACGGCGAATCATCGGAATAAGAATCTTCGGTAAACGTGCGTCGTTAGATGCATATGTATCCCCAGATCCATATGTACCACCGGCCTGACCAGCACCATGACCAACGCTCGAACCAAACGAGCCTTGATTATTTGCGGCATTACCAGATGTGTTACCCTCTCTCAAACACCATTCCTCTTGGTTCTCAAGGAGAATGGCAGTGTTCATCCGCGTATGCGGATTCTCAATAGGCGAAACTTTGTCAGAGGTATAGTCCAGAACTGGACTCCACTTCTCCAACAATTGCTCCGCTCTATTATTGTCAATATAATTAGTATTTGGACGTGTTTCTGTTTCGTTCATAATAGTAATATCCTTTCATTTATATAATAATAGTTTCCGTTGCATTGGAGAATCAGGTAGTATATACCTCAACATTTAAAATGGATTTTATAATCTCATATTAGCTAATTCTTGAGCATAATGACTAGCTACGGTTTTGGGTTGCTCTACTTTCTCTTCAACAACCTCAACCTTAGCTTCTTTAGTCTTAGACTCTGTCATAGCCTCTTCTTTTAACAAATCAAGAGATTCTTGAGCTTTCTTGTCAAAAATATTGACTGTGTACTCAAAGTTCTCTTCAATAAACGCAAGATCTTTATCTTCAAAAGTCTTTCTTACGAAATTCATTTTCTTTTCATCAAAACCAGTAAGCTTCTTCTCTAAATAGAGATCCTTTTTAAGACTTTCTAGTTCTTCTGAAACTGCATTATGGGATTCAGTGAGCTCATTAAGTTCTTTCTTCTGAGCATCAATAGTCTCTTTCCCGTCTTTAACTGCATCCCTAACAGACTCAGTAGCTAATGCCATATCAACTGAAAGCATCTTGCGAATGTCGCTTAATAAAGTAAATGCTCTCTTATTTGTTGTAGCTTCCTCAATTGTCTTAGTAGGAATAGCTTCATCTATATATGAATCAAGATAATCTGAAACTGACTCAACAACAGTGTCTTTCAATGACCCAGCTTCCTCATTAATAGCGGTACGGTATCGTTGAACAACATTCTTTAATTTACGTGCACGATCTTGATCTACTGCCTCAACAACTTTAGTGAGTTTTTTAGTGTGATCCTTATCTATAGCTTCCAGGAGCTGTTCTAACTTCTTAGAGTGCTCTTCATCTTGAGTTGTAAGGGCCGCTTCTGTCGCGATTTGAGCACGGTCATCGGCCTTTTTTTCAACTGCTTCATTGAACACTGTTTCAATTTGTTTAAGACTGTCTTCTGTGAGAACGTCTTTACCTACTTGTTTAAGTAAATCAGATATATTGCTCATGTTTAAAATAAATCCTTTTTAGTTGCTTTCGCTATTTTTTGTTTAAGTTTTTCTGCTACAACCGATTTTAGATCTGCAGTAGCATTGGCGTAGTTTTTATCAATAATATTACCGATAAACGATTTGATCTGTTTATTTTGATCCATCATAATTATTTAAGTAATTTATACAATTTTTTTAAAAGTTTTGAATTAGTTCAATGAACTTATTCTTAAAGTATTCATCGACATCCTTACGTGGTAAGTTGTTTAAACTCTCTTCAAACCTATCAAAATGCTCTTCAAATTGTCCGCTATGATTTAAAATCCATTGCTTCGACTCTAATATACCGTTAACAAAGGCATCTGAATAAGAAGGATCTGCAACACAATCAATCGCAACTAACTTCATTTCAGTAACATGACCAACATCACTATCAGGTTCTTGATCAATCTTACCTAATGCCCTTGATGACATACCAACTCTCACACCATCTGTTACTAATTGTTTTACTATAGTACCACATGGTGTTTGTAGGACTTTACTCTTACCATAAAAAATGTTACCGTCTTGTTTCATTTCGGTAACTATATGACATGCTCTTTCTAAGTCGACCTCAGCTGTAGTAGGATGGTTTAATTCACCCATGGCTCGGTCTGTCTTAATCATTTCTTTTTGATACCGAGATACTTCTTGAACCATATTATCTAAATCGTATACTCGTTTATTCTTATTAACCTCAGAAGCCATCATATATGGTCCTTTAATGTATAATCTAGATTCAGATTTATTATTTTTTTCCTCTACGATGTATTCAAACTCGGTTGGGTCCGTTTTCTCTACTAGCAATTTAAAGGCCATAGCGCTATAAAATATTTATTGTTTATCTTACTTTTTTCCGTTAAATAATTCCTTTTCTGTAAGAATTAGAAAATTATATCCATGATCATCAGCCCATTTTTTTGCTGCTTTCCACTTAGATTGATTAACATCATATGTAGCTTGTTCATGTAAAAATGTACTTCGCTTCTTTCTCCCTCTCATAACCGGGCGTTGAGTCTGACTATATGGCTTTATTTCTACTAAGTATTTTACCTTTTTATTCCTCTCTTGTAATACTAAAGTATTATCGACATAATATCTATGTGTTCGAGAATCTAAAGGACTTATATAAGGAACTATAACACACTCGCTAGTCCATTCAAGTACATTTGGATTATAATCACACCACTTAAAAAAATGTAATTCCCAAGAACTTTTATATTGAGGATATTTCTTGCCAAGAAATTTTTTATTATTAATAGGCCTATATACACCCTGTTTAAATGCGCCTTTTTTATGAGGAGCCATTAGCCTACGAAGAACATTGGAGGGTCTGAATCTCCAAAACCAGCTGTAGCACCGGTAAAGAGCCTTTCTTCTAATTCTTTCTTTTCCTCTAACCCTTCCTGTAAAATACCAGCATCTAACCCTGTACCACCGAACAACTGAGCGTTACCGAACTTACCTCTTACTCTGCCTAATGTGATTTTAGTTAATGCGGTAGCATATTGATACACCCATGGCTCTTTAATTAAGTCTCTGAGAGATTTTTCTACATAGCAACTCAATACACCATAAAACTTTTCTCCAGTTTTAGGTTCCGGTATCATAAGTAACCGTTGCCTAACATCATCAAATTTAAAATAGCGTTTCGTTGAGAGCATTTTTTCACGCGTCTCTAACCATTGCTTTAATATGTACCAGCTAATTAAATCAAACCCATAGTTACCCATTGCATAGCTGAAATAAGTTTGTTGCGCTAAAGTCTGCTCAATTGTAAATAACGTATTTAAACTACTACTGGTCGATTCATCATAACTAAAAACGTCTATTACCTTTCTATGCTGTCTAGTAAGACCGTCAAAGTATCCTATATTACAACTCCTTGCTGTAAGGGCATCTCTAGTAGTAGTGTCACTCAACATACTCTTCCGGGTAGCAGTAACTAGCGCATTTGTATACTCGTTACCTCTCGTAGTAAGACCAATTTGTACGACGTTGGATCCAGAAGCTGAAAGCGAGCTTACAGCGGATACTATTGTTTGTGCTGTTGTATATACATCCCCGTATTGAGTTATACTAACACTGGCAGGACCACCGCTGGCCGAAGTACATGTAATTAAAGATTTTACTACATGAACTGATTCAGGTTCACCAGACAATGTAACTACAAATGTATATTCAGATGGATAAGTCGGAATCTCACCACAATCAAATTTAAATACTGATGTAAATTTTCCTCCATATGTATCATAACCAGCACCAGAAATAGTAGCTGTTGTAAGTGTGGGTAATAGTGTAGTTTCTCCAGCTGATGTTTTTACGTCAGCTTTACCATCAGTAGGAAATGAATAATTAGCAGACAATTCATTTGTAAGAAGAAATAATTCACTAAGATCTAATCCTTTACCTCGAGTGTATTTAGAACTATCAACAACTAAATGCTCTAAAGTATACCCAGCAAACTTAGAAAACATTTCTATCGATTGAGCTATATGAGTAAAAATCTGATTACCATGTAACTCGAGATTTATAGTAGGATAGCCTAAACCATAGGTTATCCTATCGGCTAGCTCTTGATAGGTATCAACTGAATTAGCAAGATATGTAGAGTATAGGTGACTTCCTGCGTCTAAATAAGTGTCTGTCCATGTACTAGTGGCCACATAATTATTTATGTCGGCAACGCTGAAGTTTCGCCACCAGCAGTAGGTTCAGGAGTAGGTGCTTCAGTATCTCCACCACCAGCAGCAGGCGCACCAGTACCAATTTCCGGTGGAATATCATCACCAGGACCTGGTGCTCCAGGAGCTCCTGGAGCGGGCATCGGCGCACCTCCAGCAGCTGGAGCAGGACCGCCACCGACAGCCCAGTCAGGACCGCCACCTCTGATTTGATCTAGTTCAAACTGTAAGGCTGCATCCTTTCTAAGCCACTCTCTATTAGCTTTAATTTGCTCATCTGTCCATCCGAGATATTCTTTTTGACCAAATCCTTGTGATATAGATTCATTAGCAACAACATTAGTAAAATTGTTGAGCTTGAGATCCATTATTTGTTGCCTACGTAATTCAAAATAATTACGTGGCGGTGTAAATGTCAAATCAAATATGTTTTCTCTTAAATCAAAATCTTTCCATATACGTTTTAATTTAAGATGAGTAATAAATGCATCTTTTAAGCCAATAGCAAATTGATGTTGAAGTCGGACGATAAAATTAGCAAACTTTAATTCCTCTCTCAAAACAGTCGCGTCGGCACTATATTGAGATGTTTCAGAATCAACTCGATTAGTAGGTACCTTAAGAGCCTTATATAACTTTTTAACGAAATAGTTTAAATCATCTAATTCGCCTAAATTTTGACCTCCGGGTAGTGTTTTAACTTCTGTTCCATTACTACCTTCTCTCTTCGGGAACCAATAGGCATCTAAAATAGACTGTGGATTAAATGAATCCACTCTTTTATTATCATCTAAACTAAATGTTTTCTTACTCCAATAATTTTGCATTAACCGCCGAATATATCCTTCAGCTTTTGGAGCACTCATATTACCAACATCAACATTAAACACTAACCGTTCTGGAGCACGAACTAATCGATATATAATAATTGAATCTTCAATTAAAGATAACTGTCTATATGCTCGACGGGCATTCTCAATAAACGGAATTCTAAAAGTTTTATTTTCATTCCACGTACCAGAATTTATATATGTAATCTGATTTTTTTCCATCGGAATAAAATCTTTATCACCATGAGAATTAAATTGTTCTTCTGCATCCTTATGATGTTTAGCCTTTCTAAGTAAATATGCTTTAATGTGCATATTTTGATAGTTATCATACACTGGATCTATCGCTTGAGTAGGAACATTTATAACACCTAATATTCCTTCTTTAACATGCTTCTCATGAATAATATTTTCAAAATAAAGCTCACCGTCAACTAACATCGACCTCACATATTCCCAACCACGTTCTTTAATATCAAATAAATTAATAAATTTACCAAACTCATCATTAAGTTGCTTTTTTACTAACGGATCAAAATCTACTACATCTCTTAATTCTAAATTAATTATATTTCCGTGTTCATCTTCATTGAGAAAATCATCACAGATTTCATCTAATGCATCTGCTACCTCAGCAAACTGAGCCATTGTCCTATAATCTCGTAAACGCCTGTACTTATCTACATCGAGTGTAGCATACATTAATTCATTATACATCCTATCTGCTAGGAACGAGCCTACAGGATGAGACGACTCCGGAGCCTTAGGAGCAAGAATAGAATGCTGGGCTAATAATTCTTTACGTAATGACCCAGCCTTATAGAAGTCTTTAAATTTAGGATTCTCTTCTGTTACGTCATCTATAATTGCCGCAGGAGATCTGTAGGGTAAATTATTTTGTATAAATTTTTGTAACCCTCTACCGAATGTTCCTTTTCTTCCGTCGTCAGCCATATTAATTAATTGTTATTGTTGTGTTTATATCTGTTAATAATGTCGCAAACCCTGCTTGATTAATTGGTACTACATCTACAATACCAGTTGCAGTTATTGTCGGGAACGTAACAGACATAACGTTATAATTATTTAATGTATAAGTGCCTCCTGTTCCAGCTTCAACTGATTGGGATAGGAAAAAACCAGTTAGTGCCGGACTAATTGTTGCTCCTCCGGAAAGATAAGAAAGAGAAGAAACAGTACTAGACACAGCAATATTTAAAGAACCTAATCCAAGGATATCTAACCCCCCGATTGTGCTTAACATCACTCCTTCTAAAGAGTCAAAATTATAACCTTCAAAATACCTAGTACCGGAAAACCCACAAGCAAGAGTTATATATGTATTACCAGCAGTAAATGTCGGACGACCAGATAACTCTCTGTGATCGTAGGTAGTACCTCCAGTTAAAGCACTAGTCAATGTCTCATTATATGTAATAAATTTACTCATTTCTATCTATACGTAGGAGATGGTATAGCACGACCATTCGCTGGGTTATGCCGAGCCGACTTGGCATTAGTAGACCCTGCTTGCCAATACATCTGACCGCCTATAGTTGCTGTTACTGCATCACTCCTACTATTTACAACTTTTATATCAACATTTTTATATCCTATATCTAAATCTTCACCCCTATATGCAGATAACCTAAACATCTCTGATATATTATCTATTCTATTTGCAACAGCGAACCTTCCACTACCACTATCACCTCCAGCAAAATTAAGACCAATAACCTTCCATGCAGATAAAGAGGAATTACCTTCATTAAATAAGGCATACCAGAAAGAACCGGAATCACCATCTTCAGTAGCTACTGGTTGATTGTCTTTACCTCTTATCTTTAATTGGTTAACAAATCCAAGCTTCGCGATCTTTTCGCCGTATCCTACAGTAGCTGAATATACTACATCCGCAACACTTAACTGACAAACAGCTGTTGTATTTGCGCTACCTGGATACCCTATAGGGCCTGTAGTTCTACCGGATTTAAAAACCGGTGCTCCTTCATTTACACCACCGGCTTTTAAACTATCTATTTCTGCAGTAGTTGCAAAGCCCATTGCAGAAACTCCTTGAACAGAGTCAGCCATATCTTCATCTTGTCTTGCTAAATTTAATTGCTTCCAGCTTTTATCTTTATCAAATAATGTATTGACAAAATTATTACCATTAACCACATCTGGGTCCTCGATAAGATGTACCTTTGTTATTATTAATTCATCGTCAGTGCTGCCACTATCTGTGTTTAAATAAATTCTTAACCCTTCGCTTGTATTACTCTGCACAGTAATTCTCGCTTCATATACATACCATTTACCTGCTGCCTGGACTAAACCGTCTCTTGAGTAAGGGAGGTTCACTGATGGATATACTAGGTCTGGGGCGACAGATTCTCCCCCAAGCGTTACTTTACCTTTCTCTGATTTAGAAATCCATTTATACCAAAACGACACTTTATAACTAGTAGATGCTTTAAGCGCACCAGGTACAAAATGTGAAGGAGCTAGTTCAACATACTGATTCGTTGTTCCGCCTGATTTAACATTAAGAACAGTATACCATGAAGCTCTCTGCGAAACAGCTCCTCCATCAGCTTCACGCCACTCGTCATCTGTTGTAGTATATGTAAGAGTAGTATTCGAAGATCCTTTGCTCCAATTACTACCCGAAGAAATCATACGTGTATTAGCTCCTGAAATATATGGTCCCCAATTATGTATTACCACAGTATTATTATCGGGTTGTTCAAGGGCAAAAATAGCAACATCTATTTTATTATTAATAAGTGAGAGAGGATAAACTCGCTTTACTGTACCTATCTTGTATTTATCAATTTCAGATTTTTGCTTTCCTGTACCGTTAAACTCAAAAACGTCCGTTGCCGCATATGGTTGGTATAAGTAGTGATGCGCCTTCCAATTATCAGCAAATGATCGCTGATAAACCGGGTATCTTGTTTCATTGGGTGACGGTGTAGTGTCATTAGCACAAAGAAACGAATAATAAGTCAACCCTTCATTACTAGTATATGCTGCATGAGGCTCATCATTTTCTATATTATCCGTATTCATATTACCGATTAACATCATTTTACCGATAACATGATTATTAGAAATTCCTACCACAGTATTATCATCCCTATCTATACATAGTCCTCCTAAAGTACCAGTACCATGGCTCATTTTTTTATAATCGTTTAAAAAGCTATAACCGTGAGGCGGTATAGTGCCTAATGATATACCACCAACTACCGGTCTATGAATACCTTTATGCGCACTTACAGGCAGAAGCCATGAATCTTCCCGGAATCTATTAAACCACTGGTGAGGAAAATGATGACAAAATTCTTTGTCATTAAAACCCCTAATCTTTGTAAGCTCATCCTCTTCGTGAATACATGCTCTAACATTAGTAACACCTTCTTGAACATCTGTTTTTACTGGTTCACTCACACCAGGTATAGTAATACTCTGCGGGAATACATCACTACCTTTAATCTCATTTAAAGGTAGTTTTTTTTCTACTATTAATGTAATACCTACATCTCCGGTCCGCTCACCGTTTGTGTACTTATACTGCCAGCCCATCGCTTTCCAATTTGGATTAGAATTCGACAAATCAGCGATTTTCTTTTTAATGAGTTGGAATTCTTGATGACTATAACTCATGACCAATACCTCACATATAATTGATTTGGATGATTTTTAGTAGTAACATCCAATTGTATACTATCAAGACTAATTGGGTTCATTATTATAACGTTAACGTAACACAATTCAGTAAACACTGGAAGAGAAACAGATATATGTTTATCATCTATTAACCGATACGTTCCAACATTATGTTCAACATTAGTCTTAGCAGTTTCACTTAACTGCCAAGTAAGGAGCGCCGGACTAATAGTCGCTCCACCATTATGCCACGTAAAACTAGTCTTATCTGTTGCTTTATAAAGTAAACTAGGAGTTGTCGGACCATAATCGATAGTTGGTACATCCCACACCGCATCACCTGTTGGAAATCCTTCACCATCTACTGTACTTAACAATACTGTACGTACGGATCTAAAATTATGACCTTCCAGTGTTATCTGATTTTTATAAAGCTGATGCTCATAGCGGGTTATTGATGGTGAAACAGTAGTATCCTCCCATTCGAATCTTTGATTTTTATGAACACCGGGTTTTCCACAAAGTACTTCAATCTCAGTAGACGTTGAAGTTATAACAATACCGCCGGTTAATCTATGATTTTCTTGTTCACCGTCTCCTACTTCAGGTATTTTAGGATTATCAGGCATAACTATTCGTAATCAAACGTATTTACTGGAACGAAATCTTGATCAATAACAAAGATATTTTTAACATCAGAAGAAGCACCTTTAAATAACCATCCTTTCATTGTAAAACTAGTATCTGCTATAATTCTCGCTGGTTGCGAACCGGATATTTCAACAGGATAATCTAAGCTTATATTACCGTCCCATAATACTTCAGTTCTTATTTCTAAATCATTAGCTAAATTCTGAGAGGACGGTACTTTCCAACTTATAATAATATATGGGTTATTGTAAGGTACGAAATTGCTTAAAATTTGATCCATATCAGTTTGAAATTTTGTCATAATAGACATTGATATACCTATATTAACCGGTATAGGAGTCTTTAAATGATCTGAATCATAAGAACCAGCACTAAGTGTAGGTGATTTACTATAATAAAACCCCGGTATTTTATTAAACACCCTATCTGGATCTCTAGAAATAGATGTGTAATGAACTGCAATAGTTGGGAGCTTTAATGATTGAGACTTATTAACTATATCCTGAAGAGCTCTTTCTTTAGGGCCGTAATAAAAACCTGTCTGAATTTGATCAACAACAGTTTTACTTCTATTATATCTATTAATGACAATACTATTAAAAGCAGTAATAAACTGCCTTATCATGTCTTTTAGCTCAAAACCATAATACCGGTTTTTCATTATAAATATTTATTAAATAAAACGGTCTATAAAATAATCTGGCAATAAACTTCTATATTCAGGTAGTAATTTTCTTATACCACCGGCGTCAATAACATACGTAGTACTGTAATCATTTTCATCTCTAGTACATCTTCCACATTGTTGAATAAACGTAGTAAACATTTTATTTGTATA